TAGTTGGTCACGAAATAATCAACTAGACGTAGGCTGATTTCGGAGTTGCCTTGTAGAATCGATAGTAACTTCTCTAGGTTGCCCGGAATGGTATAAAATTCCTGTAGCCATAGGACGACCTGGTCCTGCTTGCATAGTACGCGCTTCTGGTTCTTGAAGGTGACAGCGCGGCGCTCCAACCCAAGGGGACCAGCCGGGCTCAACGAGTTTATTAGTGTAGGATGGTCTGACTCGGTCATCGTGTTCTAAGCATAGAAAAAGAACATACATTTTAAACCCTAGCAGAACATAGATCGTTCAGTCTTTATAAAATCCACAGATGCCTAAGTAGGAAGGGCAGATGTCAGTAACTGTTTTTTTGGCAAATAAGGGTTTCACCCTGCCTATCACGGAGTTTGATGAACGCCGACGTGAGGCGTACTTCAAAAATCCGGCGGATACGAAGAATAAGTTACTGCCGGAGGAGGATAAGATTTTGAAGGCATTAGGCATTAACTTGGAGAACGCACAGTGTTTGATGCCGCATTTAGCAAACTTTTTTAAGCATTTACCAAAATGTCAGTCGGATTCCAGTCTTGTATTAGCGAAAGAATGTGAAACTGTACAGTTTGTATTGTGGGAAACGTTATTTGCGGCACGTTCACGCAGTCAGGACATGTACGATGAGAATTGGAAGACAAAGAAGCCGTTAGCGGATATATCGGCTGCGATTAATAAACAGATAATTGACGATTTAAAACCGAAACCTGAATCGCTGAATGATGTTGACAAACTATTTAAATTAATAATGAAAGCGTCCATTCCCGGTAAAGAAGTAACTCCGGTTGACAAACTATTTACACTGATTGTGCCGAGTAAGATGGGTGAAAATCCGCAGCCGTTAGCACCATCGCCCCCAGGGTCAGGTGTATTTGTAGGACCTACGGCACCACCAGCGGATAAGTCTGCAACTCCCATACCTCCATCTGGTACTAAAGGAACGGCTGGTACCTTTGGTGCTAAAGGTACAGCAGGTAATGCAGGCACGGCTAAAGTTGCGGCGGCTGGTCCAGCAGATTCAGGTTCGGCAATTACAGCACCATCTGTAGTATCATCAGTTTCATCATGGACTGGAACAGCACGACCAGGAAGCACAATCGGTGCTAGAACTCCTGAAGAGCAAGCCGCAATCACAGCACGTCTAGCACCCCATAACGATGAGGTAAGGGCAGATATAGCAAGACGGGCGGCAGAAGAAGCAGCAGCCGCAGCGGCACCACCACCAGGCGGATGGACTGGCACAGCACTACCAGGAAGCACAATTGGTACTAGAACTCCTGAAGAGCAAGCCGCAATCACAGCACGTCTAGCACCCCATAACGCCGAGGTACGGGCGGATATAGCAAGGCGGGCGGCAGAAGAAGCAGCAGCCGCGGCGGCACCACCACCAGGCGGATGGACTGGAACAGCACGACCAGGAAGCACAATCGGTGCTAGAACTCCTGAAGAGCAAGCCGCAATCACAGCACGTCTAGCACCCCATAACGACGAGGTACGGGCGGATATAGCAAGGCGGGCGGCAGAAGCAGCAGCAGCCGCAGCAAAAGCAGCTGAACCCCCGCCACCACATGATCCATTAAGTGTTTTACCAACAATTGAAGAGATTAGTACACAATGTGCTAAAAAGAAAGTGAAGGCAAAGGGCAAGGATGGTCTTCCGCTCAAGGAGTCTTACGTTGATCAATTTATTCGTTCATTGTACTTCTTTTACTGTATTAAATACCAGCAAAAACTTAGACTTAGTACTAACTTTCACAAGTCTGAGATATTAGATATGTTAAAACGTTTCTTACAGGAATGGCAAACGGCATTAACTGCAGATAGGGATGGTACTTTTGCGTTTTTAGGACTAAATCCAACGGAAGAAGAGAGACTCAATAAAATATATATTGCGTATCAAAATGCAGGTGTAGGACCAAATCCAGCATTAGTATACGATTGTAATAAACTTGTAGAACAAGCTGCAGGTCGCTTGAATAGATTTATTCCATATGTATTAATGTCTGATAAACAGCGTATATATAATTCTGAGTTCAGTATGTGGTCTGCACGTTTTACAGACCCAGACGCAAATACTCCTAAAAATCTCAATGATGTTGGTGTACTAATTTACACGGAAGCGGAAAATAGACGATATATTGAAGGTGGGCTGCCGGCGGTGCTAAACATACTTACAACCGCAGATATTCAATATGATAATAATTATATCATCGGTGGAAAATATATGAATGAATTGACTCTCATCAAGGATTTAGTAACAAATAACTATGTATTAAATATCCATCCGTGGCTAATGTATTTATTCAATAAGGCACGAAATGACAAGGAGCCGATAGGGGATGGGTCAAAGAAACGAAGTATAGATGAATGGTTTTTACGTAACTTATTTGGTAATAATTATATTCCACCGAAAGACCCACGAACAACTTTTAGAAGATTCAAGAATGTGTTTAAGAACGGAATTACATCGGTAATACGGGAGCAGTTAAATGTGGCATATTATGTAATTTGTAATGCGATTGCGACTGCCGATCAATATTACATACCAAATACATTTTACAGCAAATCAAATGAGATAAAATCATCGTTTATTTTGGGATGGCTACGTGACCCTGCTACGAATTATAGATTGGTTGAGGATGCGATGGAATGGGTGGCACCAAACAAAGAGCCTTTGACGCGTGAAGAGTTGATTGCATTTTTTGAGGCGGCAAGACGGCAAACACGTAAAAACGGAAATCGGAATAATGCGGATAGGACGCTTACATGGGCGTCAAATCTACGTGATATTATGACACGAGTTCCTGGCTCGCCGCCGCCGGCACCACCACCTCCGCCACCTCCGCCAACCTCATGGACTGGAACAGCACAACCAGGAAGCACAATCGGTGCTAGAACTCCTGAAGAGCAAGCCGCAATCACAGCACGCTTGGCACCCCATAACGCCGAGGTACGTGAAGATATAGCAAGGCGGGCGGCAGATGAAGCAGCAGCGGCATTAAAAGCAGCAGAAGCAGCAGCAGCCGCAGCAGAAGCAGCAAGAGCAGCCGCAGCATCAAGGGGTCGTAATACTCTAAGGAGAGAAGTAAGAAGACTAGGTGAACCGACTAGAACACAACGCTTGGCGAATATAAGAAGACGTGCCGCAGAGTTACAGCGTGAAGAGGAATTAGCAGACATGGCACGTACTAGGCAGTGGACTGGAACAGCTCAACCAGGAACCACAATCGGTGCTAGAACTCCTGAAGAGAAAGCAGCCATTAGAGCACGCTTAAATGCTAAAAACGCAGCAATAAGACGTGCTGCGGCATCAAGAGGTCGTAATGCGTTAAGGCGAGGATTACACACACGCCGTCTAGAAAATATACGGAGACGGGCAGCGGAAGAACAAGCCCTTTTACCGCCAGATGGCGTATGGACTGGAGCATTGACATCACCTCCGCCACGTAATGAAACCGAGGCAGAACGAGCTGTAAGAGAAAGCGTGGCTGCACGTGAAGCAGCAAAACGGGGTCGTAATAAGTTAAGACGCGGACTAAAAACACGACGCATAGGAAATATACGGAGACGGGCTCAAGAAATAGAAGCAGAAACGGCAGCCGCTCGTGCTAGAATTATAGAAAAAGCACAACGTAACTTAAAAGCTTTGAGAACGTCATCACGTAAAGTAGAAAAACCGAATAATGGTCGGTTGGTTTTACAAGAACCGCGTCCAGGTCCTAGAAATACACAACATGCAGAGTCGTCAAATAATCTAGACTATTATAATTCAAATGCAGCAGCAGCAGCAGCAGCAGCAGCAGCAGCAGCAGCAGCAGCAGCAGCAGCAGCACCTGCACCGGCACCTTTACCTCCGCGCGGATGGAGAAACTGGGCACGTGGACGAACGCTTGAGCAAGCCGCAGACGCGAAGGCGGAACGGGCACGGCTAAGAGAAGAGGCGGCAATAGAAGCACGACTAAAGAAGCAGTTGGATGAAATAAAGGCAAAAGCGGGACCTATAAATGAACGATTAGTAGCAGTCCGTATAGAAACTCTTAGATTACAAGAATACATTACCGAGAGAGAAAGGGACATAAAAGAGAAACAAGAAGAAATACGGCAAAAGAAGGCAGAAGGTGCAGAAGCGGCGGCTGCCTATACTGCCGCAAAGGGAACACGGGATGAAGCGGCTAAGCGTAGGGCTGCTGCAGATATAGTCAGAACGCTCAGATCCAAAGAATCTACGCTTCTAACACTACAAAAATATGTACAGGAGGCACGAAGCAAGATAGAAAAACGTCAAGCGGAACAAACCAAACTTGAAGCGGATAATAGAGAGCGAATACGCAAAGCACAGGCAGATAGTGAAGCAGCTGTGGAAGAAGCCAGGCAACTACATGCTCGTATTGCCCGTATGTATCAACAATCCCCTGATCCAGCATTACAAGCGTCGCTTAACGCAGAATTAGCAGAACTAAATGCCTTATAAGCCCGGAATAATTGATAAATTAATACATTGACCTAATAATAGAGTATGGCTACATTATTAGGTTTTAAAATTGATAATGACATAGATAGTGTAAAACTCCGACAGAATTCTTCTAAAGGATGTTTACCAAAAGATGAGGCGGCATTGGTAGAATTTGGAATATTTGTAAAAGATAAAAATAATACAACTGTATTTAATACAAAACTTCTTTCAAATACGTCGGACGTTCGTGATTTTTTGAATTGGGTGACAGGTAAACGGACACCTCCCCTACCCGATGTAGTTCGTAGAATTCTATGCCATAAGCGGGCACGCCTTGTGAATAGCCGAGATAGCACAGGCACAAGTCCCGCATTGAGAACTGGGGAGAATCAAATGATTGCTGAGATTGATACACTGCTACACAATGATGGTGTAACAAATCCTGAAGATTTACAGAAGTGCTTAACGGAGAATGGGGGTAGGTACGATTCTACGGGTGGAGCACAGCAGGCATTAGCAGGTGCAAAGGGTGAAAAAGGCGAAAAGGGCGAAACGGGTGCGACTGGATCTACAGGTCCGACGGGTCCTACGGGTCCAAAGGGGAACTCAGCACCGTTAAATCCGATTGGTCCTACGGGCGTAGCACCGGTAAATCCGATTGCTCCTAAGGGCGTAGCACCGGTAGGTGTAACTGGTCCTAATTGTACAACAATTGTAAATTGTGATAATACTGCTGTAATGAAAGAACTAAGCGACTTAAAAGAACTGATAAAGTCCATACAAACTGTTTTAGAAACTAAGCCTCCTGCTCCTGGTAAAAATGGCAAGGCTGGAGAGGCTGGAGAGGATGGTGAGGATGGTGAATCCGCTCATTCTGTCGCAAGCAATATTGAACATTTAAAGGCGGCATCAGATTTCACAGAAATTTTTGACCGTTTGACCCAAATGGAAAGCAGATTACGAGAAGTGATAGAATCGTCGCGTGTTGTACAGCAGGCAACCAGTGCTACTACTGCCGCAGAGAATGGTGACCATGCAGAGCTCAAGAAACTTCTTGAAGAGATTTTAGCAATTCTAAAGACTTCCAAATCAACGCCACCGGAAGCGGCTGTTGTAGAGGAGAATATTACTAAGGTTAAAGGATATACTGAAAATCCAGAGATACTCCGTATACTAAAAGAGATTCAGGTACAGGTCAATCAGATTAATGGAACCGATCCAGATAATTCAATCTTAGAGATTGTCAAAAATCTTAAGATACAACTGGGTGAAGTGAAGGATACAGTTGCTATTAATCCGGCACGTATTGTTGAGACTATTAATACTATTCTTCCAGGTGTCAATGGAGGTATTGGCAAATTAGAGGAACAATTTGCCTCTGTAATGGGTGGCATATCAAACATTCGTACCAATATCAGCAATTTAAGTGAAAAGATTCCAGAGGACCGAACGGAGGAGATTTTAGCCGCCATACGTGCGATTCCCCCTTGCCCACCACAGGTAGATTATGGACCGCAATTTGAGCACATGGATGAGTCGGTTAAGACAATCTATGCTGCTGTACAATTGGTTGCTGGACAGGATTATGGACGCCGTTTTGACGAGTTGAACCGTAAGGTGGATGAGTTAATGGCACTGATGCGTAGATGCTGTGGCGAGGGACAACTAGCGTTGCCCGCACCAGCACCAGCACCAGCACCAGCCCCAGCTCCGTACGTCTTGCCACCATTACCCGCACCCGCCCCAGCCCCAGCCCCAGCACCAGCACCCGCCCCAGCACCAGCACCAGCACCCGCACCACCCCTGGCTATTGAAAACAACAAAGGTCTAGGACTACTTGAGGACGGTAATAATGGTCTAGGACTACTTGAGGACGGTAATAATGGTCTAGGACCAGCACAGCCTATGCTCATTGAGAACGCACCTAAACAGCCACGACGGCGTATAATAATTCCAAATAATAATAATGTTACACCAAGCGGACGTCTACCAGCCGATAATAATGCAAGACCTGGATTTGGACCGAAACAAACGCGTGGCTTGCCAGCGGGTAGCAGTTCGGATGATGAGGATGACGACGACATCTACTATAATAGCAATACGGACGAGGCAAAACCTGAACGTAAGCGTCTGTTAGTCAACAATAATACGAGTAACAATAATGGACCGAAACCGAAGTTGCCAGAGGCGGCAAGCTCTCGTAGATTGTTTGGACCAGAGCCAAGCCGTGGCTTACCGGCGGGCACCGGTGATTATGAACCATTATCGATGAATAATGCTGACGATGTGCCACCGCCCCCATCAAATAATAAGAAGGACGAGATACCCCCATCGAATAATAAGAAGGACGAGATACCCCCACCGCCACCAACTAATGAGGAGCTTTCCCCCTTACCCGCATCAAATACTAACAGCAAGAGCAACAGCAATAGCAATAGCAGTAGCAATAGCAACTCTAACAATGAGGAGAATAACCGCAAGCTTGTTATAGGCGTTGGCAAGGAGAACCGTAAAACAACTGAAATCGGCAAACAGTTGACGGAAGCTATTAAGCGTGAGCCAGGTCGTGGCAAAGATATTGATAGTGAAAAGAAGTACGAACAACTCAAGGAACTTCAGCAAGCCTATGAAGACGGCGACAAGGGTGACAAAGCCCGCGATTTCAATGATGTAGAAAAACTCGTCAACGATTTCTTAGAGGGCTTTGATGACAACGGACCGCTAAAGACCGCTTTCCTTAAGAACTACAAAACGAAACTAGATGAGACCCACTGGACATTATACCTGAAGAACCTTTTTGAATCCGTTGGAAAACTAAGCAATAAGCCATCTATTCTCAATACAACGCGAAAGAAGGGCGGTAGCCAAACAAATTCTAAACGTAATACAAGGAAGCTACGTAGATGAATATTCTCCTAAAGGCAAAGTACAGTTTTTACAGTGCCCTGGTCTTTTTTCTAGTCGCCAATCCTGAGACGTATAAGATTACCGATTGGATATTCGGCGATGCTATGCCCGAAATAGCCAATAGTGCCGGTGCACCTACACCGGTCGGCTTATTCTTTCACACACTCATTTTCTTCGTGGTCATCTTATCACTGATGATGTTCCCACGCGATTAATTATCGCCCGGCTAGTTAAGACGAATCCGT